AAATCGCGCAAACAAGCCGAGTCGGAAACCTACCGCGAAAATACCTGGGAATGGTTTTGCGACGACCTTTACACACGACTTGAACCCGGCGGTCAAATCATTCTCATTCAAACGCGCTGGCATTCAGACGACCTCGCCGGACGGCTTCAGCAGGAAATGCTTGAAGAAGACGGCGAGCATTGGGAAGTTGTGAGTCTGCCCGCGCTGGCGGAAGAAAACGATCCGCTTGGGCGCGAAGTCGGCGAAGCTCTTTGCCCGGAACGCTACGACGAAGAGGCTTTAGCAAAACGGCGCAAGAAACTCGGCGAATACAGTTTTGCCGCATTGTTTCAGCAGCGACCGGTCCCGCGCTCGGGTGGACTCTTCAAATATGATTGGTTTCCGAAAGAAATAATCAAAGACAAAGCACCAGACGGTCTGAAGTGGTGTCGCGGCTATGACCTCGCGCTTTCTCAAAAAACATCTGCCGACTTCACGGCTTCATTCAAAACCGCGTTCGATAAAGAAGGCAATCTTTGGATTGATGGCGGTTATTGTAAGCGGATCGAATACCCGGAACAAAAAAGATATGTCGTCGGTCGGATGACTGCCGAAAACAAAACCGAACATGGAATAGAAAAAGCCATGCACGGTTTGGCGCTCGTTCAGGATTTGCGGCGAGTCAAAAGCATTCGCGGCGTAGCGTTGCGCGCCGTGCCGGTTGACGGCGACAAATACACCAGAGCATTGCCGTGGGCAAATCTCGCGGAAGAAGGAAAAGTGTTTTTCGTCCGGGACACGCCCGGTAATCGTTGGATTAAAGAACTAATCGACGAGCTGATGCTTTTCACCGGCAAAGGCGAAACTCACGATGACCGGGTTGATGCTATTTCCGTCAGTGTCCAAATGCACTCACGCCGTCGCGGGAAAGCGTGGGGATTCTAACGCGCTGTAATTTTCACCAAAGCGCGTTTCGACTTCGACAGCATTCACAGACCTATAAAACGCTCAGGAACGCTCAGGAACGGGCAAAACGATTTATTAAAACGATTCGACAACCCAAATTTCTATGATTAAAGAAGACATCGAAAAAGCGATCAAACAATTAAAGGAAAATCTTACTAAATATCAAAAGTTTGAAAGGTATTATGACGGCACGCACGATCTCGCGTTTGCGACCGACAAATTTAAAAACGCTTTCGGGACGTTATTTCGTGAATTCTCATTAAATCTTTGTCCGGCAGTCTGCGATGCTTTGAAAGATAAATTGAAAATTAAAAATTTCAAGGTCGAAGATGGTAAATCCGATCTACCCAAAGACGCATGGAAACTCTGGCAATCAAACCGGATGGGATTGCGTTCCGGTGAAATTCACAAAGAGGCAATCAAAAAGGGGGATTCTTACATTATGGTTTGGGTCGATCCGAATAAAAAGGTCACGATATACCCGCAAAAAGCCGAACGCTGCACTGTTCTTTACGATGAAGAAATCCCTGGGAAAATTCAATGGGCTGCAAAAACTTGGAAAACTGCTGATAAAGAGAAAAAAGCTCGAATCAATATTTATTACCCGGATCGGACGGAAAGATACATTTCAAAAAAGAAAATCGAAACCGGTCTGCCTGACTTCAAAGATTTAATTCCCTACGACGAAGACGGAATTTCAAATGAAATACCGAACAATTACAACATCGTGCCGGTTTTCCACTTTGCAAATAACGCGGACATCGGAATGCCGGGACAATCCGAACTGAAAAACGGCATTAATGTGCAGGACGCTTTGAACAAATCCGTGTTGGATATGCTCGTTGCGATGGAATACGCATCATTCCAACAACGATATGCTTCAGGCATCGAAATTGAATATGACGATGATGGCAATCCGATTCCACCTTTTAAGGGCGGCATTGATCGTCTTTGGGTAACTGAAAATCCGGATGCTAAATTTGGCGAATTTTCGGCAGCCGATTTAGAACAATTTCTCAAAGTAAAGGCTGATTTCCGCATAGATATGGCTTGCGTCACAGGAACGCCGCTTTATTACTTTATGCTTACGACCGGTGAAATGCCGTCAGGTGAATCCCTGAAAAAACAGGAAACCAGATTTACAAATAAAGCCACAGATCGGCAAGAGGCTTTTGGTCAAGTTTGGGAAGATGCAATATCTTTCGGGTTATTGCTCGACGGCAAAGGAAAAGACATTCAGCTTTTTACCGATTGGGTAGAAGCTGCACCGACATCAGAAAAGGAAAATCTCGGAAATATCATTCTCAAACAGGAAATCGGAATTTCGGACAGACAAGCATTGATCGAAGCCGGTTACGGCGAATCAGATGTTGACCGAATGATGCAGGAAAACAAAGACAGAACTGAACAGGAAAGCCGCGATTTTAACGCCGGGGATGAATAATGTCCGCACTTGACGATCATCTCAAAAAGCATAGGCAGAAAATAATCAACCGCGAAGAAAACACTTTTCGCGAGATGCTTTCTGCCTATCAAGAAATCGAAAATGAGCTTGCCGATTCTTATGATGATTTGCAACAGAAAATAAAAGACGCGCAGGCAAAAGGGGAAGAAATTTCGCCGTCTTGGTTTTATCGTGAAAAACGATTGAAAAGATTACTCGCCCAGGTAACAGAGCAAATCAGTCGGTTCGGCAGCAAAGCGGCAAAAATCATCAAGCGCGAACAACGAGCGGCGATCGACATTGCCATTTCGCAAGCTGCCGAAACTTACAATCTATTAGTTGAAACTGATGATGATGCGCCCGGATTTGTTTCGATGAATCCGCGAACGGTCGAAACGGCGGTTGGAATGATGGGCGACGGTTCGCCGATTCTGGAATACTTTCAGCAGCAGCTCGCGCCGATGGTCGCCGAGAGAATAAAAAGCGAAGTTATCAAAGCGGCGGCAATAGGCACGGATTTCAATAAAATTGCCAAACGATTGCAGGAAACGGGCGACATTACAAAGCATCGCGCTTTGTCGGTCGCTAGAACGGAAGTTAATCGCGTTCGCCGGGAAACGACCCGAATGGTGTATGAAGAAAATAACGACATCATCGAAGGTTGGGAATGGGTCGCGTCAAAATCTCTCAGAACTTGTCCGCTTTGTTTGGCGATGGACGGCAAGCAATTCAAACTTGACGAGCCCTTTCCTCAGCACATCAATTGCCGCTGCACGATGATTAGCGTGATTATCGGTTTACCGCGCAGAAAACGAACAATCGGCAAAGAATGGTTTGAAAGTCAGACGGATGAAACAAAATCGAAGATTTTAGGAAAAGAAACTTTCGCTGCTTACAACGATCACGGATTAACGCTCGATGATTTTGTTGCTTTCAAAAATGACAAGCGATTTGGCAAATCCGTTACCCGGAAACCTCTTGCAAAAATTTTGGCTGATAAAGGAATCGATCCGAACGGCAAAACGCCCAAGCAGCCAGCGCAACCAAAACAACCCAAAGCCGAAAAAACGAAACCGGCTAAAATTGCTATCCCTGAATTTAAAAATGTTAAGGATGCTCAGAAATGGATCGAAGCTAAATATCCAAACATTCAATTTGATTTTTCGCAGACGAAACTTGAAACGATCGTGCCGACGATCAAAGAATTTGTCAGACTGTCCGAAGCGTTTCCAGAAGTAAATAATCGCCTTCAGTATTTCGGGACTTACCGGGACAAAACCAAAAAGTTCCATACTAAAAACGGCTATAAGTTTAGAGGTGAAATTGCACACGCGAGCGTTGACGGCAAACGGATCGGCTTAAATCCGAATATTTATAATAAGCCTGAAGCAATGCAGAAAGCCTTGACGCGAGCCAAAGACTCTAATTTTTTAGTTTCCGATAAAATCGAATCGCCCTTTACTCACGAGTTCGGTCATCAGGTCGAACATTGGCTGCAAAGCGTTCAAAATCATTCTTTGACGGATATACAGAGCAATTCTGATAAATTCGCATTCAAACAGGTATTAGATAAATTCTACAATGTTTTTCATAAGGATTTAACTTACAAATCACCGGAAAATTATAAAGATTGGAAAGTGCGAAACGATGCGCTCATAAAGGATGTTTCTCGATATGGAGTAAGCAAAAAAGCCGAACTTTGGGCAGAAAGTTTTTCGGCAATTACGCATCGCCCGGAATCGAAACGGGCGCAGCTCTTAGAACGGTTTTTGAATGAAATAAAGACAATTAAGTTAAATCCCGCTCCAAAAGAATTTCGTAATGCATCCGAAGCAGAGCGGAAAAAGGCAGAAAAGGATTTAGCAAATATTTTGAAAAAGTTTGATTTTTTAGATGAGTTCAACTAGAATCAGCCTGATGATTCTTTCGCAATGCATATTTTGTCAACATTTGGACGCGACGGCAAACACCTGTTCGGCGTTTCCTTCCGGCATTCCTGAGAAAATTTTATTGAATGAAATAAGCCATCAAAAGCCATATTCGGGCGATCATGGCATAACATTCAAAGCTGCCGATAATGTAACTTCAGATGAGTTGAAAACATTGAAGTTCGGCAAAATCTCTGAAAAGGTAGTTGCCTAAAGTTTTTGCAAAATCAAACGGAAAACGGAAGTCTTTAAGGCTTCCGTTTTTTTGTTTTGCCATCCATTTTATCTAAATCATCCAAATCATCTAAATCATCTAAATCGTCTAAATCATCCATTTCGTCCAAATTATCATATAAATTGCCCGGCTAATTTATTAATCTCGCTGTGGCTATGGGTAATAAGAATCAACAAAACAACTCAAACAACACCGCAACCGACGATAACAACGCTGCTTCCGGCAATCAGCCCGCACCGGCGACGAATCAAGCGGCTACTGATGCAGCTACTGCGGCCGCAGCTCCGGCAAATGCAGCAACGGCAACCGCCGCTCCGGCAGCTCCTGCCCTCACGCAAGCCGACATTGATAATGCTGTCGCCGCCGCTCTGAAAGCAAAAGACGACGAACTCAAAAAAGAACAGGATCGCGCGCAGCTTTCAAAAGAAGAGCGTTTACAGCTCGAACTTGACGAAACAAAACGCGAAAACCTGATGATTAAAGCGGAAAAAGATGTTGTCGAAGCCTTGAAAGCCGCAGGCGCGAAAACTCCGCAATTGCTTTTTGAAGCGAAGAAAGGCGCGCTCGAATTCAAAGACGGTAAGCTCACCAATCTTACTGAAGTGGTTGCATCACTCAAATTAACCTATGCCGATCAATTCGGCGAGGAAAAACCCGCACAATCAATCGACGCCGGAACCGGCTCGAATCAATCGATCAAAGAGAAGCCCGAAACATTAATTGGAGCTCTCAAAGACTACTACAAGAAAAAATAATTTCAAACGAAACAGCGAATACATGGTTTTCGCCATTTCACACAATTCAATCATTTTCAATTACTAAAATCTATGCCAGTTACGTTAGCACAAGCAAAATTAAATACGCAGGACGCCATTCAAGCGGGCGCAATTGACGAATTTAGAAAGTCGAGTTTCCTGATGGAAAACCTAACCTTCGATGACGCCGTAACGCCGGGCACGAACGGCGCAACGCTGACTTACGGTTATCAGCGTATTATCACACAAGGTTCCGCTGCATTTCGCGAGATCAACACCGAATATACGTCGTCCGCCGTAACGAAAGCTCGTTACACTACGGAACTGAAACCGTTCGGCGGTTCATTCGAGATTGACCGCGTTCTGGCGAAAACAGGTGGGTTGGTTGACGAAATCGCGTTGCAGATCGAACAGAAAGCGAAAGCCGCAAAATCACTTTTTCACGATACCGTGATTAATGGCGACTCGGCAGTTGACGCCAATTCGTTTGACGGATTGGATAAAGCCATTGCCGGAACGTCAACCGAATTCAACACGGGCGGCGCAAATGCTATCGACCTCTCGACCTCGGCGAAACTCGATGAGAACTATAAAAAGTTCCAAGACGAGTTGGACAATTTCCTCGCGTTATTGTCTATGAAACCTTCCGCGCTGATGGGCAATTCCAAATTGATCGCCAAAATCAAACAGGTTGCGCGCCGTGCCGGTTACTTAACGCAGTCGGAAGATGCTTTCGGTCGCAAATCCGACAACTACGACGGCATTCCGCTCATTGATCTCGGCGACAAACCGGGTTCCAGCAATCCGGTCGTTCCGATTGTTACGCGCAATTCAGTAACCGGCTTAACGGATTTATATGCAGCATATTTCGCGCTCGACGGCTTTCACGGCGTCACTTTGGCGAACGACCAAATGATGAACCTTTGGCTTCCCGACTTTGAAACTGCTGGCGCGGTCAAAAAGGGCGAAGTCGAAATGGTTGGTTCGGTCGCTCTCAAAGCAACGAAATCGGCGGGCGTTTTCCGCAATGTCAAAGTTGCCTAATCAGGCGCAATGAATAAACGGTGCAGGAAAATTTCCTGCACCGTTTAGGTAATTTCTTAACTTTCAAACATAAAATCATGGCAAAAATTCATGCGCCGAACAAAGACTATACGGGTATTTCGGCGACCGTAAAATTTGAAAAAGGCGTCGGCGAAACTGACGATGAGGTTTTGATAACTTGGTTTGAAGAACACGGCTACAAGGTCGAAGATTCGCCGAAAGCAGCGAAACCCAAAACCGAAAAAGCCGGAACGAATCAAACCGGTGCAGAAACCGGCAAAACGAAAGGCAAAAAGGCAAAGCCCGAAACCGAAAAACAGCCGGAAGGAAATCAAACCGCTGAAGGCGAAAACGATCAAACCGGCGAAACGGATTCTGAAGCCAACAATACCGAAAACAAATAATGTCAGTTGAAACATTGAAAAATCGTCTGAAACGGATGACAGCAGCGGATAGCCAACCGGTGCTGTCATCCGGCGATTTGGACGAGCTTCTTTCAATGTTTCAAAAGACTGACGCAAACGGCATTGTGCCGGGCGCAGACGGATGGAATCCGACTTATAACCTCAATGCCGCCGCTGCCGAAGGATGGCGCTGGAAATCGGCAAAGGCTTCCGAACTGGTATCAGTCGATCTCGACGGTGAAAGGATGTCGAGCAATCAGATGTATGACCATTGCGAAAGAATGATTCGCCAATACTCACGAAAAGGCACGGCTAGTTTAAGTTTTGGAAAATGAGCGCAATCGAAATAAACAGAGCGATTTTTCTTCAGGCATTAAATCGATTGCGCGTGCAGCTCTTCGGAAATGATTCTTTGAAAATCTTCAAAATTGTGCCGGAAATCGGCGAATCGGTAATTGCCGAACTTTTTGAAGATTGGTGCGGTCGCGAAGTTGAATCAACAACCGATTCAAATGCTGATTCAAGTTTTTGGCAATTTCAAATTGCTGCAAACGACGATTGGCAAACTTCCCAGGCTTTTATGCTGAACATCGTGAGCTTCAAAATCGGCGATCGGCGATGGAAAGTGCAAAAGGTCAAAAAACCAATCGGCAATTCAAAAGTTTGGCGGTTAAAAGCTGAAATCCAATGATTGAAATTCGCGTTGATGACGATACGCCGGAATTATTCGGCAAGTTGGAAAAGGCAGTTTCGCGGTTTGTCCGAAAGAGCGCCCTTTACATTGAAGGTGAACTTAAATCTTCGATGGCTGAACCGAAATCCGGGAACGAATATAAGCGCGGCGAAAACGTGCATATCGCGTCTGCGCCGGGCGAATCACCAGCGCCGGATTCGAGTAATTTTATTAACTCGCTTCAGCCGATCATTGAAACCCTTGAAGCAAAAATTGGAACGCCGCTTGAATATCCGGCTTACCTTGAAGACGGAACGGACAACATCGAACCACGTCCTTTATGGGAAAAAACCGTGCAGGAAGTTCTACCAACGCTCGAAACATTGTTGGCAGCCGAAATTAAACGATAGTGAAAAAAGACGAATGGCGACAAATGAGAAGCTGCACACGGAAACGAGCTTTTCCAACCAGAGAATACGCAGAAAACTTTCTCACAAATGTTATTGAAAACGACCCGAACGACCAAATGGAAGTTTACCCGTGCAAATATTGCGCCGAATTTCATTTAGGACACCCGAGAAATGGCAAACGACAAAGACAAGCAAATTAGATTAGCGATTAAAGGAATT